TCTAATATTTTATTATCCAACAGAGCCTCATGCTGCATCTTATAATCTTGGAGTGATTCTAGATCTGTCAATAATTGCTTCACTGAAAGGTTGAATTCACTTTCACTATCAATCTTATCTATTCCACAACATGTTTTTAGGATATTATCCATAGATTGTTCAATTAGGTTTCCCATAATTCTATGGAAACTCTCCAACCCTGCAGTTGCACGTCCAATATTCCCAGCTTTCTCAATTGCTATAGTTGACATCATTTCAAAATAGTTTGAAAAATTAACTTGCTTTGTTGTTAAAAAAGGTGCTAAAAAAATCAAACTCACTGTAGAGAAAAGTGGAAAATATTTTTTTATTTGATTTGCAACTTCCAATGTTTCAAATCCATCCTGAAAACTAACACACTTTGATAATAGTTCTATCTTATCAATAAAGAATGAATATAAAGAAGTTCCAATCTTCAATAAACCGTGTGACATTAAAATAGAGACAAAAGCTAATTTGTCCTTCCTAACTCGCCACAAGGAATATAGTAATGCAAAAAGACCAATAAGGGTACTGGAAGAAAATCCATTGTTCCAATTTTTAACAGTTTCAGTCACTGTTTTCATCAAGGGAGTTGCTGACTCCACAAACTTATCAAAAATATTATTAGATTCTTTCACAACACCTGCTACAGTTTCAGTTGATTTTTCTATACCTTCTGATAATTTGTTAAGTCCAAAGAAATCCCATGATCCTTGAAATTCTGATTTAGTATCCTTAACTAGATTTTGTTTCTTAATTTTCAATAACCTAGCATATCTTTCTCCAGGCGTTGTCCAAACATGAATTCCACAATCATGAACTCCCACAGGAATTCCATATTTATTTTGATAAAAAACGCAACCAACACGAGAGCACTTGTTATTGATCTGGGAAGGCATGTTGAAAACGTTTGATCTATAGTTGTACTGCATAAGACTTTGGATGTTTTGAGGGTTTCGGTTCGAATTTGTGAGATGCGTACAGGGCTGTCGATTTGAATTAACCAGCCTAGCACTTAATATATGAATTATGCGAAATTGGGTTTGTTACACTAAATAATGTAAATGTCCACCAATCAGCTTCACATATCGTTACTACTCTCATTTGATGTATTCAGTCCTAATCTCTTAGACCAAATAAAAACACCATGTAACTTAAGGATGCACTACACACGTAATCCAACCTTGGATAATACGCACTTGATGCAGAGCCACTAATAAAATCTCTCAAATTGTATATGAAGTATTAAGTTCCAAGTCCTACTATATTTTCGAAATCGTCCGCCTTTTGGGCGTCAACAGGGATCTTGTCACCAAGTCTTCTACCTGCCTGGACAAGATGCAAAGCAACAGCGGTATTTGGCATATTACAACATACTATATAAATGAAATCATTTATAGAAATATAGATAACAACACAAAATTTAGATTACATATAAAATTTGATTTGTTTTTGACCGAGTTACCTATCCTTCTCGGTTAAAAATGCACACACACAAA